AAGAAAATTTTCTCAACTTCAGCAGTTACAGCAGGTAAGAATATGGCTTACCATACTTCAGCAGTAGGTCTTGGAATCGGTGCTGATGTAACTACAGAGTTAAATTATGTTCCTGAAAAGGTATCACACTTAGCTACTTCAATGATGTCAATGGGCGCAGCAGTTATAGACGACAATGGTATCTACGAAGTACTAGATAATAATTCATAAGGAGATTAATTATGGCTTATGCAGCAAGTGGTCTTACTAGACTCGGTGGAGATTCAAATGGTAGTTTGTGGAGATATACAACTACAGATGCTATTGCAACTGTAAATACTGCAAACTACTTTAATGATGCAGCGAATATGTTAGCTGTTCGTGACCTTATTATAGTTCACGACACTAATGTTCCTACTACAAATTTCGTTACTGTTTTATCAAATAACGGAAGTGCAGTAGATGTTTCAGATGGAACAGCAGTTGCAGAAACTGATGGTGATTAACCACTAAAAAGGGTAGGGGGAGAGCAATCTCCCTCTAACATTTATGACAAGTACAGCAGCAAATTCAGCAATAGATATAGCTTCAAGGGCATTAGTTCTTGTTGGTGCAGAACCAATTACATCATTTGATTCTTCTACCACAGAAGCATTAGTTGCTACAAATATGTATGAAGATACAGTTCGAGCAACTTTAACTTCTGCAAGATGGAGATTTGCTACTGAACAAGCAGAGTTAAATCAACTTACAGATGCACCAACTGGTAGATTTGATATTGCTCATCAATTACCTAGTAACCTTTTAGTGTTACATGGTGTAACTAAGGATGACAGATTAATAAATTATACAGTATATGGTGATAAGGTATTCTCAGATTCAACAGAACAAGATACTTTAATTGCAGATTATACATTTCGTGCTACAGAAGATAACTTCCCTAGTTATTTTTCTTTAGCTTTAGAGTATGCTTTAGCATCAATCTTTGCTACATCTATTGCTAAAGATGATGGTCTTATGCAAGTAATGGAAGCAAAAGGTACACAATTAATGGCAAAAGCTAGAAACATAGATGCACAACAGCAAACAACCAGACGTATGGCAACCTCAAGGTTTATAACAAATAGGAGAAGTTAAATGGCAAGAATAAGAGTGCCATTAAATAATTTTTCTTTTGGAGAAGTAAGTCCTGCTTTAACATCAAGAACAGATACACAAGTTTATACAAGTGCAGCAGAAGAAGTTAGAAACTTTTTTATTCGTTCAGAAGGTGGTTTAAAAAAAAGAACTGGAACAAAAAGATGGGCAAACTTAGGTAACTTTACAAATGCTACTTGCACAATTACTGTTACTGACTATGCAAATATTGTAGTTGGGTCAACAATAAAAATACCTTTTAATGATGGCACAATAATTACTTTACAATGGGAAACATCAAGTGGAGATGCACCTTCTTCTGCATCAGGTAATACTCATTTTGTAAGAGCAAATGAATCTAATAATACAACAGCAGATAATATATTTACTGCTTTAAATGCAGTAGATGGTTTAACAGTTGCTAATCCTGCAGCTAATGTTGTTACTGTAAAAAGAGATGATGGTGGTAGTGATAATCTTGAAGTTGTTACCTCTGATACAACAAGACTTGCAGTAACAGATTTTACTGTTGTAAGACAAGAAGTAAGATTAGAGCCATTTATATTTTCAGATGATGAAAAATATATAATTGCATTTAGCAATACACAAATACAAATATTTCAAATTAGTCCAACAGATGCAACTGTATCAAGTATTCAAACAATTACTGGTCAATCGTGGTTAGTAAATACAACATCTGCACCTTATTTAGAAGAAATTACTTTTGCACAGCAAGGCGACATTATGTTTATTGCTCATCAAACATTTATGATAAGGATGTTAGAAAGAACTTCGCTTACAACTTTTGCTGTTAGTACATTTGCTTTTGATACTTCAAGAGATGGCAATGACATATTTCAGCCATATTTTGCTTTTCAAGCATTAGGAGTTACTTTAACTTGTAATGGTACAACTGGTAGTGGTGTAACTGTTACTGCTTCTGCAGATTATTTTACTTCTAGTCATGTAGGTATTGATTTACTGATTGGTGAAACTCGTTTACGGATTACTGGTTTTACAAGTGCTACTGTTGTTACTGCTACAATTCAAGGTACATTAAGACAACAATTAGAAATAGATTCTTTAAAAGTATTTGAAGGTTCTGGAACAGTACAAGTAACTCAAGCATTACATGGATTAGCAACTGGTGCATCTATTACTATTGAACGAGCAGGTGCAGTTGGTGGTATTTCTGCTGCTAACATAAATGGAACAAGAACTATTACTGCTGTTCCTACAGAAAATACTTTTGAATTTACAGCAGGAAGTAGTGATACTGCTTCTTCAAGTACTGTTGGAGGTGGTAGTCCAAGAATAATAACTGCTGCAGCTACAACTGAATGGCAAGAACAAAGTTATTCTGCTGTAAGAGGTTATCCTGCTGCTGTTACTTTTCATCAAAATAGACTTTGGTTTGGTGGAACATTATCACAGCCAGATGGTATATGGGGTAGTAAATCAGGACTGTTTTTTAACTTTGATATTGGTGAAGCAGCAGATGATGATTCAATAGATTTAACAGCTAATGTAGGTGAGATATTTACTATTCGGCATTTAGTATCTAATAGAGATTTACAAGTATTTACTACTGGCGCTGAGTTGTTTGTTAAAGCACCTGCTGATAAACCAGTTACACCTGCTAATGCACAGATAAGAAGGCAAACACCTTTTGGCAGTAGTTTTGTAAAACCTACAGTCTTTGATGGAGGTACATTATTTGTACAAAAAACTGGAAGCGCATTAAGGGAATTTTTATTTACTGATGCTGAAGCAGCATATACTTCTGTTGCTGTATCAGGTCTTGCACCTCATTTGGTTCGTGACCCAATTCAACAAACATCTATTAAAGGTGCATTAAATAGAAGTGAGTCCTATGCTTTTTTAATTAATAAAGATGGAACATTAGCTGTATTTTATTCTGTTAGAGGTGACCAAAAGGCAGGATGGAGTCTTTGGACAACTAGGGGAACATGGCATAGTATTTGTTCTGTGCATGAAAGATTGTTTGCTGTTTCAACTAGAGATGATGGCTCAGGTACAACTAAAATGTATCTTGAGGAGTTTCAAGCAGATATGCCAATGGATTTCTGTGACTCATTTAATGGTAGTGCAAGTGTATTTACTGGCTTAACTTCTTCTCATTTTACAAATAATGCTGTAGTAAAAGCTACAAATGGCAATGATTTTTTAGGAGAATTTACTGTAAGTGGTGGACAAATAGATGCAAGTAGTGTTAAATCTGGCATTACACAAGCATTTATAGGATATGCTTTTGAACCTAAATTAAAAACTTTACCAATAGATGCAGCTATACAAGGAGGACCTTTGACTGGAAACCCAAGACAAATACCTAAAGTTACTTTAGATTTATTTTCTACATTAGCTGTAAGTGTGCAAGGTCCTAGTGAAACTTCTACCACAAGAGATTTAGTTATACGAAATGTAACAGATGATATGAGTGTAGATAGAACTGCTGTAACTGGTAAAGAAGAATTTAGAATGATAGGATATAGTCGTGACCCAAGAGTTATTGTGTCACAGTCTTTTCCATTGGATTTGCAAATTAACGGAATGATAGTGGAGGTAGCTTTTTAATGTCAGCAGCAGTTTTTTATGGAATTTCAGGTCTAATAAAATATCAAGGTTATCGGCAACAAGCTAAAGCAGCTAAAATGGAAGGTGCTTTAACTGCACGAAATACTGAACAACAAATTAAAATTACAGAGTTAAAAACTTTGCAAGAGCATAATGCAATTATGAAACAGCTTAGAAGTTTAAATTCAACTAATCGTGCATTAAGTGGAATCATGGGTAGAGCTGACGACAGAAGTTTAATGGCATTAAGAAAAAAAGCTAATAAAGATAATATGGAAACTATAGCTAGAGCAAACTTTCAAGGGTTGGCTGATATAAGTAAATTAGCACAACAAAAACAAATGGCATTAGTAAAGGCAAATAATTTATCTAAAGGATATAGATTACAAGCTATGGCATCATTAGCTGATACTGGTGCTAAGATGTCACAGACATGAGTTAAAGATTATGGCAGAATTTATTAAATCAAAACCTACTTCTTTTGTAAATAAACCAGTTGGTGTTGTTCGTGCTGATACTGGCGCTATCGAACTTGGTAGAGCAATTACACAAGCAGGTGATACTTTACAAGAAATTTTTTGGAGAGAAGCTAAAGAAGAAGCACTAGCAACTGATTTAGAAAAAGCAAGAACTTTACCTATCCTTAATAAAGATGGAAAATTACAATATGTAAAAGGGCAATTTTCTGATATTGGCAGAGCAAAAGCTACAGAAATTGTTAACAAAAGATATGCAAATCAATTAGTAATTTTAGCCAAAAAACAATTATTAGATTACAAAATTAAACGTACAAAAAATAATAATTTTGATAAAGAAGGTTTTGATGAAGATGCTAAACAATATATCAAAAGTCATATACTTGAATTTCAAAAAACTCGTACAAGAGATGATGGGTCTACATATTCTTTAAAAGATTTTATACCTACTTTTGTACCTAAATTACAAAATTTAGCTACTTTACATTCAAATGATATTACTAATAAACGAATAGAGCATGAAGATAGAGTAGCAATTACTAATCAAAAAATTGTTTTAAATGATAAAGTCCAAGAACTTGAAGCATTAACTTTTAATTATAATACTAACGCAGAAAATGCTGACCTTACAGAATCAAACGAAGAACTTTTTAAAGAAATACAAGAGTTAAAAACAGAAATATTAACTGAAACAAAAAATTTAACTGGTGTTGTAAATGGCTTTTCATCTACTGGTGCTATTGAATTTGTTTCAAAAGTAAATCAAGCAACTACAAGAGGAACGATTGAACCAATAGTAACTAAAGTTAAAGATAATGATACAGCTTTAAAACTAATACAATCTGCTTTTCAAAGAAGTAGTATAAGTGAAAGAAATAAAAAAGTACTTCTTGAATTAGGAGTTACTGAAAATGAAATAAAAAATATACTTAATGCTCGTAAAGATAATAATTTAAGAGCGCCAGATGTTAAAATTATTGCAGGTGAACTTTCTGTTGCATCTGGTGTAGCACAATCTATTGATGTTAAACTTGGAGAAGAATTAAAATCTGCTTCTTTTGCAAATAGATTTAATGGTGGTGGTACTTTAAATAATAATCCCAAAGATAGAAATGCTTTAAACGATTTAATAGGTAAAGAATTAGGTTTTGAACTAACTACAGATTCTATAGTGCAACTTGATAAAGATACTACAAATAAATTATTTACTATTTTATCAAAACCTAATGTTAATATATTGCCAAGTAGTGTTTATGATTTACTTGCTAACGATAAAATAATGGCAAGATACCGTACTCAAACACCTGAAGTTCAAAATGCAATAGCAGGTAAGATACTTAATATTTTTCAAAATGTAGCTTATACAAAAGGCACGACTGATAAAGACTATGGCGACCCATTGCCTAAGTTAAATATAAGTAATGATATTTATAAACGAATGGAATTAGTAGGTTTTATATCTCGTATTACTGGCGACCCAGTTCATGCTTTAAATATGGCTTCTTTATCAGCAGGTGGTAATGATAATATAGATACAAATGTTTTAAGAACTGGGTTAGAGTTAGGATATAAAGGAGGCAATCCTAATAAAAATAATCCTAATTTAGTAAATGATGCTGCTGATATTGTAAAAGCAGTTTTGCAAGATACCGATATACCTTTTTACTTACATAAAGACTTTAGTCCTTATGTGCGTTTATTCTTAAATCAAAAACAAGTTATAGGCGAAGATGGCAATGCTACTGGCTTTGATAAAGATGCAGTTATTAGTCAATTAAATGATACATATAAAAAATTATATGTAGTAGATGAAATGGTATATGATATTTATAGTAATGATATTAAGTCACCATCTTATTTTTCACCTAAAAGAAAATATCCTTATCCAGCAGAACATCAAAAATTTGTTGACTATGTAAATAAACAAATAGCTACTGATACAAATAGAGAAGGTTTAGGGCAAGATGTATTTCTATTACCAGATTATCGAAATACTGCAACTAATACAAATGTTTATACACTTGTAGATTCAAATGGGTCACCTATTGTAAACAATGCAGGTAATATTATAGAGATAGATACAAGTAAAGTAGACAAACAAAATAAAATACAACTAATGCTCGAAATAAAAAATGTAATGAATAAAGATTATGCTAATAAAATGACAACAGCTATAGAAAATTCTAAAAATCCTAAAGCAGTTTATAAAATGTTAGATGATTTAAAAATAAATCCAACCAGTTTACATGATAATAAAGTTGTAGGAGAATTGTTTAGTAGTCGTGACTTATCAAAAACAAAACCATTTGGATATAATTTAAGTACTCAAGATTTGATTGCATATAATCATGCTCAAGACTTATATCATTCGCCTACTGGAACAGACATGATGGAAGAATCATTAGTTGGTATTCCTTCTGAAAAGAAAAAACAATTTAGAGAATCAATGAAACTTAATTTAAATTTAAAAGAAAACATAGCATCTGAAGCATTTACAGCAGAAAAGAAAAAACTTGCAGAACTTGCAAGAAAAAATTTAGATGCACAAACTGATAGTTTTGAAAATTACAAACCTCCAGTTATTCCTCGTGAAGCTATAGAACAATTTAATAAAGGTATGAAAGCATATATGACAAGTACTAAAGATGCAGTTGCATCTGAGTATGATGGAGATTCTTTTACTACTGTTGAAGAAATTAAAGATATTTTTTCATTTGATGTTAAACCAAACATGATGCCTGACAGAGGAGATAAATTTAATCTATTAAGTACTGGTTCAAGAAATCCAATGTGGAAAACTATTTATAATAATACATTAGAAAATATAAAAACATTGCCAACTTCTATTCAAGAAGTAATAAAAGAAAATTTTACTCCTGAAGTAGCAATACAAATTCAAGATGATTTAGTTCAAATATTAAAATACACATCAACAGAAGAAGGTTATAATGCTTTTCCATATAAAGATGCAACAACTGTTTCTGTCGGTGCAGGTTTTAATATACGTTATTTAACTGATGAAGAAATAAATTTAATTCCTAGTGAAAGACGAAGAAAATTTTTATTTGATGCTAGAGCATATTTAGAAAAACATAAAGTTGGTAACAAAAATCAAACAAAAACTGCAGATGAAGCATTTAAATATATTAATAATCAGTTACAAGGTGGTAAACCACAAACTGTTGTAGGTAAAAGATTTAAAGTAATTTTACCAGAAGAAGCTAATTTAATATTTGCACAAAAAATAATGACAATAATGAATAGTTTTCAAAAAGATTTTTCAAACTTTGCAGAACTACCAGTAGAACACAAAATTGCTATGGTAGATTTTGCTTATCAACATGGTTATCAAAGTCATAAAAGTAATTGGCGAAAGTATTGGGCATCTATTACTTCAGCATTAACTACAAAAGATGTAAATTTAAGAGAGTTTTTTTTCAATAGAGCAGGTTATAATATGATTTACAATTATGAGCAGTTTGAAGATGTTGATGGTGCTATTATGGTTACTGGTAAAACAAAAGCAGTAAGACAATTTGATGAATATGGTAGTACAAGATATTATGATAGAGCAGAAAACTTAGGATTTACTACAGATGCAAGACCAACTTATCTAGGTAAGGGTATGAGAAAATTAAACAGAGCATTTGAAGTTTCGGTTGAACACGCATTACAAGGTTTTGGTTTATAATGTCTGACATCTATGCACCTTTTAAATTAAAACCTTTTAAATCAGATGGCATAGTAGATTTTAGACCTGTTCATTTATCATTTCCAAATAACGAAGGTACTGCTGACCCTTCTTTTGCAGATGGTGTTTTATCTGGATTAAAGTATCAATGGCTTCCAATTACAAATTCAACATTAGAATATTTTAATTTTGCTTTTGAAGAACAAGATGAAAATTTTAATTTTAAATCTGAGCTTTTAAGAGATAATGCTTTTGCATATGCAGAAGAACTTTCTCGAGCTAAAAATCAAGAACATTATGATTTCATTCTTAATAATTTAAAATCTATAGAAGGCAACAGAAAAATATATGATAGAGCAGGATTAGGTTCTGCTATTGTGGCAGGTGTGATTGACCCTTTAAATATAGCTATGTTTCATCCAGTTTTTAATATTGGACTTCGTGCTGCATGGGGCACAAGAAGTGTACTTGGGGTAGCAAAAGAATCAGGAAAGTTAGGTTTTTTATTTGGCGCAGGTAGTGAATTATTAAGAGCGCCTTTTGACCCTTTTTCTACACCATTAGAGATAACTACAAATATAGCAGGTAATACTATTTTTGGTGGTATTATTGGTGGTGGCACAAGACAATTAGGTAATACATTTTCTGGTATTCGTAGAAAAGCAATGAATAAAAAAAGAGGTGGCAATCCTATTAAGACAGACGACAATTATAAATTAGAAGAAATGGCACTTCAATATGAAAAAAATGATGTAAATAAAAAAGGAATAGCTTGGAATTTTTTTGATAAAATTAATATATTTAATCGTATAATACCTGCATGGAGAATACAACAAGGCAAATATGGTGGTAGACCAGCACCTGATGAGATAAGGGAAGTTCATGCAGACATGACATATAATGGGTCTGTACCTTTAAAACAAAATTATTATGGTGAGGGTGTTCAATCTATAGACCAGTTACAATTAATTAATGCTAGAGAAAGTCATGTTGCTACAGAACATATTAGAAAGATTTATAATGAAGCCATTACTTCAATGAGTGAAGATGGTAAAATGGGTGGTACTGGTTCTATAATGGGAATTGATTATAGAAGTCCTACTATAAATTTACAAAGAAGATTTGGAAGTCCAAAAGAAACATATGTACATCAATCTGGCAAAACTATATCGCCACCTAATTTTGATGAGTTTTTTGAAGAAATGGTAAATATTCAGATATTATCTGGTAATGAAAAATGGTTTAAACAATATTGGGATTTTGTTCCTGAATATAAAAAAAATGCTGTAAGAGTTTTAGAAAATTATTTAAGACAAATTGATATAAGAGCGCAAGATGCAGGGTTAATGACAAACAAAATGTCTTATAAAGCTAATTCACCTAAATTAATTGAAAAAATAAAAGAGTTAGAAAAAAAAATAAAAACTGAAAAAGACCCACAAGCAAAAGAAATATTTAAATTAAGTTTAGCAGTAAGAAAAAAATCTTTAAAATTTCACGAAACATACGAACAAAGTAGAGCAGGTTATAAATTTCCTATAAATTATAATATTTCTAAATTACAAGATGCAGGTGCAGGTTCACGATATGTAATTAGATTAATTAATATTTTTAAAAGACATTACTTACAGCAAGGATTTTACGATAGATTTGTTGAAGGTGAAGGTATTGTAAGAACTACATTATCAACAGATAAAAAGACTGCTGTTGCACAAGCTAGAAAAGCTGCTGAAGAAAATTTAGATACTATAATGACAGAGCAAGATAAGGTTTATGATTACCGAAATGTTGGTAAAGGTAAACATTTAATGTCAAGAATAACTAATATTCCTGAATGGAAAGTTATTGATTATATACATAAAGACCCTGCTGTTTTAGATTCTTATGGTGGCAAAATGTCATTTAGGATTGAATGGCAAAGAAAGTTTGGAGATGAAGATTTAGGCAGTTTGTTGAGTGGTATGGAAAATTTAATGAAAAGTAGAGGATATGCTGATAAAGATATAGCTGCAATTAAATCTGATTTTGCTGCTGACTTTGATAGAGTTGCAGGACAAATGGTACACTCACCTCATAGATGGGATACTAGATTTGCAAGGTCAACAAAAAAATTAGCAGGTATGACATATCTTACTGGCGCAGGTGTAACAGCAGGAATAGAAACAGTTGCTATGCCTATATTAAATCAAGGATTAGGTCCAGTTTTTAAAACTGCAAGAGCAGCTATAGATGGTAACTTTGCAAAAGTAAAAGCAAATGCAGGTGCAGTTAGAGAGTCAATGGAAGGTATGGAATTGCAACTAAGAAATTCACAAGATAGAATTTTACATGATAATTTAAGAGGTTATCGTAGTGGTAAAATAGAAAATACTTTAGAAGCTGCTGAAAATATTTTTTATAAATTTAATGGTTTAGCACCAATAACAACTGTAGGTAAAGGGTTTACAACTGCTGTATATATACCAAAGTTTTATAAACAAATAAAAGCATATGCTGATGGTAGTATTAATAAGATAGATGAAATAGAATTAAACCAAATTGGAGTAAATAAAAAAACAGCACAACAATTATTAAAAGGTGGTGCATGGCAGGAAACTGATACTGGTATGCCTTTACTTAATCTTCAAGAATGGGCAACAGAAACTAAAGCACAAAGAGATTTAAAACAAACTATGCAAACTATTATTGCTACTAATGCTAGGAATACAATAATTCATGCAACAGCATTTGATAGACCTACATTAATGGATGGATTTATTTACAAAAAATGGCGACCATATATGCGTAAAATGGGAATAGAACCTGACCCACGAGCATCCGTTGGCAAACAAGCAGATGGTAGTTATCGTTATCCTATTGCTAGAATTGAATCAGGTGTTATGGCTTATCCTTTTCAATTTTATAATTTTAGTTTTGCGTCTTTGCCTAGAATTACAAGAGCAATGTTTGACCCTGCAAAACAAAACAGACTATCAGGTATGATGGCTTTGTTAGGTATGAGTTACTTAATATATAAACTTAAGAAACCTGATTGGTGGTTTGATACTAAAGATAATTCAGAAATATTAATGCGTGTTGTTGACCATAGTGGTATTATAAGTTTATATGCTGATTTATTTTATCATGGTGTAAATGTTGCTGTAGGTTCAGGATTACATGACCCTGATACATCTTGGATAAAAGGCAGATATAAAGCTGATGGTTGGGATGCTACTCTGGGATTAGCAGGTGCTACACCTAATATGATTAGAGAATGGATAATAGCTGCTAATGATATCTTAAATGATAGAACAGAAGAAGGAGTTAAAAACTTATCGTATAATTTACCAGTAATTAGTTTATTAGGTTTAGATGACGATATGAGGAATTTATCTAAAAGTAATGATTTTAGATATTAGTGGACTTTTTATAATAAATACAGTAAAGGTAGAATTATGACAATAGCATTAAGCGATAATACACCAAGAGTAAGTTATACTGTAAGTGCAGGTGCAACGCAAACTTCTTTCGCTGTGCCATTTGTTTTTTTTACTGCATCTACAGATTTAAATGTATTTGTGGATAATGTGGCAAGGACTTATCATGCTTCAACTGCAAACACTACGCAATATACTGTATCAGGTGGGGATGGTTCTACTGGTAGCATTACTACTACTGTTACTGGTGCTAGTGGTAATAGTACAGTTGTAATTACTAGGTCTATTCCTTTGGCTCGTACGACTGACTTTCCAAGTTCAGGTGCTTTTGAAGTGTCAAAATTAAATACAGAGCTTGATACTTTGCTTACTATGATTACAGATGCAGATGACGAAAACTCAAGAGCATTAAGACTACTTGATAATGATAGTGCAGCTACATTAACATTACCATTAAAGGCAGATAGAGTAGGCAAAATATTAGGATTTAATTCTTCAACTCT